AAACGTCGAGATCGATCCGAAAATAAACGATCTGTATATCAGGAACAATAAGCCGGAATATAACTTTTGTCAGGATCTCAGAGAGTTCAACCTGAGGGATGATCTGCCAGAAGGCTTGTATGATCTCGATATTCTGGACGGCTCGCCGCCGTGCACCAGTTTTTCGACTGCTGGAGTAAGAGAGAGAGACTGGGGCAAAGAGAAGAAGTTCAGAGAAGGGCAGGCGGTTCAGACGCTTGATGATCTGTTTTTTGTTTTTCTTGATACAGTTGAGAAACTGCAACCGAGGATCGTTATCGCGGAGAATGTCACAGGGATCCTCAAAGGAAAAGCGAAGGGTTACGTAAACGAGATCATCAAACGGTTCAAACAGATCGGCTACGATGTGCAGGTCTTTGCACTTAATTCGGCATTTATGGACACCCCGCAGGCGCGGCATCGGGCTTTTTTCGTTGCGAACCGGTGCGGATTCCCGAAACTGCGGCTGGACTTCAAATTTGATCCTATAACGTTTGGGAGCATCAGGTCTGAGATGGGAGCACCGCTCGGACAAAATGCCAGGATAACGAAAGCGCTGCTCGATGCTGCGACGGAGAACGACAGATCTCTGCTCGACGTCAGCAAAAGGATCTCGGGCGAAGGGAATAAGTATTATGGGCAGATTATAGTCCACGACCGCCAGGTCAGCCCGACGATCACATCCGGCGGGATGTTTTACCGCTTCTGTGACAAAACAAGGCTGAGCGATGAGGATCTGCGAAATGCGCAGAGCTTTCCTCAGGATTATGATTTTGCTGGCAATAACGTACAGTACGTTTGCGGCATGAGCGTACCGCCGAACATGATGGCGAACGTGGCGATGGAGGTGTGGAATCAATGGCTAAAATAAAGATCGAAAAAATAAGAGTTGATGATTTGAAGGCTTATGAGATGAATCCACGCCGAAACGAAAAGGCGGTCGACGCCGTTGCGGAAAGTGTTCGCAAGTTTGGTTTTCTCAATCCGATCATCATTAATAAAGATAATGTGATCCTGGCCGGGCATACGAGGCTCGCTGCTTTAAAGCAGCTCGGAACAGATGAGGTCGACTGTGTAAAGGTGACACACCTGAGCGAACAAGAGGAAAAGGCTTTCAGAATAGCGGACAACCGGGCGGCTGAGTTCAGTTCCTGGGACAAGGATCTGCTGCAGTCCGAAATGAAAAGCATCGAGGCGGATGACTGGGAGGCGTTCGGATTCAAAGCAAAGGATCTGGACCTGCTGAAGCCTCCCCAGGAATGTACATGCCCGAAGTGTGGAAAGACGTTTGTCCGGGTGTGACATTATGGCAAGCAAGAGAACGTGGAAACGTAAAATCAAATCGGCTTGTGTGGATGCAGGAACATACCAGGAGTTTTTCGATCTGGCTATTGACCAGCTCGCCGGGATCATGGAAACACGAGACGCGGCACAGGAGCAGTTCAAGGCGTCCGGCAACATGCCGGTGGTGATGCACGTTAACAAAGGCGGGCACAAGAACGTAGCTAAGAATCCGGCGCTGACAGTGATCAATGAGTGCAACCAGCAGGCGCTGGCCTACTGGCGTGATCTGGGGCTTACACCATCAGGTTTTAAGAAGTTAGGTCATGACCTGACAGATGCAAAGAAAAAAGACGGATCCTTTGAGGAACTTCTGTCAGGTATCGGAATATAGTTAAATAAGGGGGTGCCGTCAGTTTTGTTATACAAGGCTTGATTGCATACAAGGGGCATCCCTTTGGTATGGCGGTCCTTGGTGGTGGAGGCGAAACCACCCACCTTTGCGATTGACTTCGGAGCCGGTTCGAATCCGGCAGCCGCCAAATCCTTAAATGACCCACCGGAGGGGGCTGTCTAAAGAATACCTCCGGACCGTGCTTTATGAGGTGAGCATGAATGGGAAAAGGAAAGCGAAGACATATAAAGACATAGCAGATAAATACGCGCGCGACGTCCTGAGCGGGGCTGAGAAGCGCGCCGGCGCTGAGATCATATCAGCGTGCCAAAGGTATCTAAACGACTGCGCGAGGGACGATCTGGAACTCCGGACGAAGGACCCGGACATCGCGATCAATATCATAGAGGCCACGATGGTGCACGCCCAGGGGGAAGACCTGGAGGGCCTGCCGCTTCTTGGAAAGCCCTTCAAGCTGGAGCCGTTTCAGATATTCGTAGTTTATAATCTTCTGGGGTTCTACTACAAAGGCACGAACAACCGAAGATTCAAAGAGGCCTTCCTTGAGTGGGCAAGGAAGAACGGCAAGACGAGTTTTGTGGCCGGCCTTGCATGGGCGGTGGCGATCCTGCAGCGCAGGTCCGGATCCAAGGTCTACATTGTAGGGGCTGCGCTCAAACAGGCGCTGCAGGCGTTCAACTTCATCTTGTTTTCGCTCAGGTATAAAAAAGTCATCGATAAGTTCGATGTGAAAAATAACAGTTTCGATCACTCGATCAGCTACACGTTCACGGATGCGGAGGGGCGTCCGGACGGCTCGATCGAGATCGTCGCGCTGGCATCCAACCCGGATAAGCAGGACTCGTTTAACTGCAACTTTGCGATATGTGACGAGGTGGCTGCCTATAAGAAGCCAGCGCAGTACAACCGATTCAAAGAGGCCATGAAAGCCTATCAGAACAAGCTGATCGTCGGTATCACGACGGCCGGCGATAATATCAATTCGTTCGGATACGCCCGGCAGGAGTACGCCGTCAAGGTGGCGAAGGGCATCGTGGAGGACGACAGTTTCTTTTCATTCGTGGCCCGGGCGGACCAGGATGAGAAGGGCGACGTGGACTATACGAATCCGGAGCAGCACATGAAAGCGAATCCGAACTACGGCGTGACGATCCGGCCGGAGGACATCCAGCAGGAGAGTTTGCAGGCGCTCAATGACCCGGTGCAGCGGAAGGACTTCCTGTCCCGGTCGCTGAATATCTACACGTCGAGCATGAGGAGCTGGTTCGACCTTGACGAGTTCAAGGCATCAGATAATAAATATAACTGGACGCTGGATGATCTGGCCGGCCTTCCGATCGATTGGTACGGAGGCGCGGACCTGTCGAGGATGTACGACCTGACGGCGGCGGCACTGTTCGGTCATTATGATAAAGAGGACGTGGACATCATCATCACACACGGGTTCTTCCCGGTAACGCAGGCTGCCAGGAAAGCAGACGAGGATAACATCCCTCTGTTCGGCTGGAAGGACGACGGCTGGCTGACGATCTGTAACAATCCGACGGTCAATGTCAGCGATGTGGTCGCGTGGTTCACAGAGATGCGGAAAAAAGGCTTCCGGATCGTAGAGGTCGGGCACGACCGCAAGTTCTCCGGGGAGGAGTATTATCCGCAGATGAAAGCGGCAGGCTTCAAGATACAGGAGCAGCCGCAGATGTACTTTATAAAATCAAAGGGGTTCAGAAGAATCGAGAAGTCGGCAAAAGACGGCCGGCTTTTTTATTTGCACTCTGAGGCGTATGAGTACTGCGTCTCCAACGTCCGCGCCATTGAGAAGACGGACGACATGATCAGTTATGAGAAGGTCAGCCCGAATATGAGGATGGACCTGTTCGATGCATCGGTCTTCGCCTGCGTGCGATGGATCGAGGCTCACACAAAAGCGGAGAAGATCCGCAGATGGTGGGGGTAAATAATGAGAAATCCATTTAAGAGAAGGGACGCGGCGAGACCGGCGATCGGTCTTCTGATCGGAGCCGATGACGATTCGATCTGCGTTCCCGGCTATACGTCTCTGGATAAGAATCCGGAGGTCTTGACTGGCTGCAGGAGGATCGCTGAGCTGATCGGGATGATCACGATCCACCTAATGGCCAACACGGAGGACGGCGACGTCCGGATCCAGAACGAGTTATCGCGGATGATCGACATCACGCCGATGCCGTACATGACGCGCAAGGCATGGATCGAGAGCATAGTCATGACGATGCTTCTTTACGGACGCGGCAACGCGATCGTCATCCCACACACCCGCGGAGGGTACCTGCGAAGTCTTGAGCCGATCGCGGCCAGCCGCGTCAGTTTCAACCCGATCGGATATTCCGATTATAGGATCCTGATCGACGGCAGGTCATTCCGGCCGGATGACGTGCTGCACTTCACCCATAATCCGGATCAGCTATATCTCTGGAAGGGCAGGGGGCTGAATGTATCGCTGCGGGCGGTCGCCGACAATCTGAAGCAGGCGCAGGCCACAAAGAAGGGCTTCCTGGAAAGCAAGTGGAAACCCTCGGTCATCATCCGGGTCGACGCCATGAACGAGACTTTCGCCAGCCCGGAGCTGCGTAAGAAGATGCTGGACGAGTACATATCGACGGACGGCGCCGGACAGCCGTGGGTCGTTCCGGGCGAGCAGATCGACGTGGAGCAGATCCGGCCGCTTTCGCTGGCTGACCTTGCGATCTCCGACACCGTAGAGATGGATAAGCGCACGGTGGCCTCCGTGATCGGCTGTCCGCCGTTCCTGCTGGGCGTAGGTAACTACAACCAGGAGGAGTGGAACAACTTCGTCAGGACGAGCGTGAGGGCGATCGTGACGGAGCTGGCGCAGGAGATGACGCGCAAGCTGCTGCTCTCGCCTAACTGGTATATCCGCTTTAATGAGCTGTCCCTGCTTGACTGGGATCTGAAAACCATCGCGGACGTATACGGCGAGCTGAGGAAGCAGGGCATCGTTGACGGTAACGAGGTCAGAGACCGAATCGGCATGAGTCCGAGAGACGGCCTTGACGAGCTCGTGATGTTAGAGAACTACATCCCGGCGGAGCGGCTGGGAGACCAGAACAAACTGAACGGAGGGACAAATGATTAGAGAAGGAATCGGGATGCGGCAGACCAAGATGATCAGATCCGCATTTGAGACGAGGGAAGACGGCGACGTCCCAGTGATCGAGGGATATTTTGCCGTATTTAATAGCAACTACGCGATTGGACCAGGAATGAGTGAGTCCATCGCGCCGGGGGCCTTTGAGGAGGCTCTGGGCGGAGATGTAAGAGCGCTCGCAAACCATGACACCACGCTGGTCCTCGGACGGAACAAGGCGAACACGCTGCAGCTCCGCGAGGACAGCCACGGCCTGTGGGGAGAGGTGCGGATCAATCCGAACGATACCGCAGCTATGGACCTGTACGCCAGAGTCAAGCGTGGGGACGTGGACGGGTGCTCGATCGGATTCGACATCGCCTCAGAGGAGACCGAGATCCGGGAAGACGGGTCAGTCCACTGGACCATCACCAAGGTCAATCCGTTATACGAAGTATCTGCGTGCACCTTCCCGGCATACGAGCAGACCAACGTGCAGGCCCGGCAGGAGCAGCGGGCGAATATCGAAAAACGCCAGCACGAAGCATGGCAGGCACAAATGAAAGAGAGGTTACACGATGTTAAGAGCATTAATGAAGCGTAAGGAGCTCGACAGGCTCAATTCTCAGCTCACAGAGCTGCGGAAGGCCCAGGAGGGCTTCGCTACCCGTGAGGCTGAGATCGAGGGCATGATCAATGAGGCTGAGACCGAGGAAGAGAGATCTGCGGTCGAGGAAGAGATCACCGCATTCGAGACCGAGCGCAATGAAACAGAAACACAGATCAGCGATCTGGAGGAGCAGATCCGTGGAATCGAGGCAGAGCTCGCCGAGATCGAAGCTGCGCAGGATCCTGAGCCGCAGCCGGAGGCAGATCCTGAACCGACACCGGCAGCAAATGAGAGGGGATTAACAATCATGAACAGAAGAAACATTTTCAGATCCATGAACATCCAGGAGAGAACCGCGCTGTTCGCGCGTGAGGACGTGACGACTTTCATCGAGCAGGTCAGAACCGCGATCTCCGAAAAGAGAGCGATCACCGGCGGCGAGCTGCTGATCCCGGAGGTCTTCCTGGGCCTGATCCGTGAAAACATCATGGAGTATTCCAAGCTGTATAAGCACGTCTACGTTCGCCAGATCGGCGGCAACGGCAAGGCCGTAGTCATGGGGGTTATCCCGGAGGCAGTATGGACAGACTGCTGCGGCACTCTGAACGAGCTGACGCTGGGATTCTCCGATGTCGAGCTGGACTGCTGGAAGGTCGGCGGATATTTCGACATCTGCAATGCCACCCTGGAGGATTCCGACATTGATCTGGCGTCCGAGCTGCTGACCGTTCTGGGTCAGGCCATTGGTCTTGCGCTGGATAAGGCGATCCTGTTCGGAACCGGTACCCGGATGCCGCTGGGCGTCTTCACAAGACTGGCTCAGACCGAAGCACCGGCAGACTACCCGACGACGGCTCGTCCGTGGGCAGACCTGCACACCAGCAACATCAAGTCCATCGCAGCGAGTGTAAAGGATCTCGCGCTGTTCAAGCAGATCATGATCGACTCTGCTGCAGCGAAGGGCAAGTACTCCAGAGGCACAAAGGTGTGGGTCATGAACGAGACCACGTACACCGCGGTCGTTGCGGCTGCCATGTCTGTC